CTCAAGATCACCATCGAGACCAATCCTGCTGGCGGCAACCGCCGGTGCTGGTGGTGGTAACCGCATGATGATCTACACCAAGAACGCCCAGTTCGCGAAGTTCCACTTGCCGATGCCATTCATGCTGAACGCGCCTATCCCGTCTCACGGCGGCCTGCGTTTCGAAGCCGCTGGCGTAGTGCGCACTGCTGGTACTGAGCTGCGTGTGCCGATGTCCCACCTGTACGTTGACGGCATCTAAGGGGGTCACATGGCTCGCAAACAAGGCAAAGCAAACGAGGCCTCTTCGTCGGAAGTGACTGTCTGGACCAACGTCAGCCAGAACCCAGTAATTCTGGATGACGGCAGTAGCGTTGGCGCTGGTGAGCAAACCACCCCCGAGCAGGCCGAGTTCGCCGAGGGTTCGTTCTGGGAAGAGCATGGCGTACTGGTCTCTGGTGCGCCGGTCATTACTGATGACGGCGCTGGGCAGATTTCGGCGCTCACCGCCGAGATCGAAGGCCTGCGTGGCCAGTTGGTCAGCGTGAATGACGAGAAGTCCGCGCTGCTGGTCGAGATCGAAGGCCTGAAAAAGCAGATCCCTCCTAAAGAGTGATCGACCTATAGCCCCGCCCAGTGCGGGGCTGTTTCATTCTGGAGTCTGACCCGTGGCTGAACTGACCATTGAAGTGACGCCGGCGATCATTGCGGACTTCCGAGCGTTTTACCCCGAATTTTCTGATGTCACCGCCTGGCCTGATGCATCCATCACCAAGGCGCTGTACATCGCACGCGGCGAGTTTGGCGGCTGCGCGCACTGGGGCGACTACAAGCCCTATTCATTCTTCCAGCGAGGCTGGTTCGCCCTGGCGGCGCACTACCTGACCTGGAACAAGGCTACATCTGACGCCACCGGTGCCGACGGCAGCGCCTCGACCCCGTACGCACAGGCCAGCAAGTCGGTCCGTGATGAGTCGGTGTCCTACGCCATACCAGCGGCTAACGCCAGTCTGACGGTTTGGGAAGCATCCCTAGCCCTAACTCCATACGGCCTTGAGTACCTGCACCTGCGCTCGCGGGCTGCCATGGGAGCCGTCTGCGTATGATCCGCCCGGATGTGAGCCTGATCGGCAATCAGCAGGTCGAGGAAGCACTGAAGGCCTTGGCCAAGAAGCTGGAAGGCGCGACTCGCGTGCTGGTCGGCGTGCCCGAAGGTGCTGGCGTGTACGAGGACGGCCTGACCATCGCCACCATCGCCGCGGTGAACAACTTCGGCTCGGCTGACGGCAAGATCCCGCCTCGACCCTTCCTGGCTCCGGCTATAGAGAAAGGCGCACCTGTTTATCAGCGACTGGCTGAGGTGATGATCCCCAAGGTGCTGGCCGGCGAAATGGACATGACCATGCTGCTTGAGCAGATGGGACAGCTAGCCGAGGGTCACGTCAAGCAAGAGATAACCGATCTGGATACACCGCCAAACGCGCAGTCCACCATCGACAGAAAGGGCTCAAGCAGCCCGCTTATCGATACCGGCGCCCTGCGCCAGTCCATCCGCTACGTCATCGACGACAGCGGAGAACAACTCGAAGAGGGCTTGTGATGAAAGTCAAAATTGGCGACATCTGGATCTCTGCCGATGAGCAGCCCATTTCGGTTCAGTTCGAGGATTGGGAGCTTGAAGAAATCAAGCTCATGACTCGCGAAACATCACCAAACCTACGATTCACTATCGGTGATATGGAGCCCGGCGAGCTTCTAGCATGGGTGAAAGCGTAATGGGCTTGAACATGCGAGGTCACGTCAGCGGGCCATTCATCACCCATAAGGGCGTTGTCCTGAATCGCTACACCAGCGAGATCATCGACTTCGAGCCAGTCCTGACCCTGACCTACACCGACAGCTTCAACGCCAACGTGCAGCCGGTCAGCGACAAGGAGATCGAATTCCTGCAGATCGGCGCCGAGCGAATCAACGACGTTCGGGTGATTCATCGAAACGACGGCAAGGGCATCGAGGTGTCGGTGCCCGGCCAGCTCGCCGACATCCTGGTGTTCGCCGAGACGCCCGACAAGGAGCCGACCTGGTGGAAGTCCATAGCGACCGACTTTAGGCCTTGGCACAACTTCTGTCGCGCTGTCGTGGCCAAGCTGGACCCGGCAGAGATCGCCAAACTGGAGGCGCGCACCGATGCTTGATGTAACCGCGCTATCCAAGGCTGTATGCAAGGTCGTCATGGCGGCGACTGGGCTGCCGGCGAACAAGATCATCATCGGCGACCCGGGTGACGGCGCTCCCTCGGGCAGTTACTGCGCCGTGCGGATTGATAGCCCTGCCCAGTTCGGTCAGGCGCTCAACTCGCAGCGCAGCGTCGTCGCCGAGGATGACCCGCAATACATGGACATCATCGCCAAGGTGGCTACCCAGTTCACCATCGGCTTCAGCATCAATTTCTACCGGTCTGGCGCGATAGGTTATGCCTCTGCCATGTGCGAGGCCAACAAGCGCGAGCCGATCAAGGCCCTATTGCGCACCGCAAAGCTCGGATGGTCCCGCGTATCACCGATCAACAACCTGACCGGTCTCTACCAGGCGGCCATGGAAGAACGCGCGCAACTCACCCTGTACCTGTATGGCGAATCCATCGCCGAAGACCGCATCCAGCGGATCTATCGCGTGGGGTTCTCTGCGCAAACCGAACAAACTGGCGCCATTGCGCAAGGGGAAGTACATGCCTTATCCGGCTGAAAGCATTATCAATATCACCACGCTGATCAACTCGGCCGGGCTTGGCACCTCCAACTTCGGCGCGGGCATGGTGTTTGCTGACTTCGACTCGTCGAGCGACGTTGCATTCGTTGAGGGCAGCTATCGCGACTATGGCTCGCCATCGCAAGTGGCTGTCGACTTCGACATCGCATCCGACCCGTACGCGGCAGCTCTGGCCTGGTTCTCGGCAGTGCCGAAGCCTAAGACCCTGCGCATTTACCTGCGCATCGAGCTGGACACTCCGGTCGAGTCGTTCAATGACGCGATCAACAAGGGCATCTGGTTCTACTGGTACGAATTCGAAACCGCAGTCCGCGCCGTAGATGCTGACGTGCTGGCCCTGGCCGCAGCCGGTGATGCTGCTGGCAAGTTCTTCGCCTACACGACCAACCAGGCAACCGTACGCGATCCAGCGGTCACCACCGACATCGTCAGCAAGGCTGTGACCCAGGGCTCGCGCCGCTTGTTCGTGGCCAGCCATGCAACCGAGCTGTATGAAGGCTTCGAGATTGCCGCAGTGTTCAGCCGCGTCAACTTCAACGCAGCCAACTCGACCATCACCGGCGAGTACAAAAAGCTGCCTGGTATCGACGCTGAAAGCCTGACTCCTACTGCTTACGGCGCCATGAAGGCGAAGGGCGCAGTGTTCTACACCGTCGTCGAGACCGGTGGCGAGCGCGACAACGGCCGAGTGATCAACTCCAAATCGACCTCGGCTTACGGCGAATACATCGACGACGTGTTCAACCTGGACGCCTTCACCAACTTCATGACCATCGCGCTGTATAACGCGCTGACCAAGGTTCCGACCAAGCTGCGCCAGACCCCTGCCGGTCAACAGATCCTGATCGATGCAGCTGCTCAGATCGGCGAGAAGTTCATCGACAACGGCTACCTTGGCGAGCGCCTGTACCTGGACGACGAGACCGGTGAAGAAGTGCTGAGTCGTGGCTACGAGATCCTGACCAATGCCGAAGACATCCTGCTGATCTCCGGCGCCGAGCGTGCAGCTCGCGGGGCCGCTCCTATCAGCATGCGGATCTTCCGTGCAGGCGCCATCCACGCCGTCGACCTGACGGCTAACGTAGAGTAAGGGGCGCTAGAACATGTCACTTTCAGATCTTTCTGTAGAAAACACCATCGTTGTCATCACCGGCGTCGGCGTACTGGACGACTGGGGCCGCACTGATCCGCCGTTCACGGTTGAGCAGATCGATGACTCGGCCAACCTGAGTCGCGGCCTCGGTGGCAACGCTGTGCGCTTTCACCGTAAGAACCCGGGACTGCGCCTGACCGTGAACCTCATGCCGGGTAGTCCTCAGGCTCTGGCGCTCCAGGCGCAGATTACGGCCAAGGCTGAAATCTCCGGCTCCTACGCATCGATCGCTGGCCTTGAGGGCGCGGTGTTCGCCGAGGGTGTTGCCACTCGCGGCAAGTCGATGGCTCGGGGTGGTCCTGGCATGAATGACGCCACCTTCGTGATGGAATTCAACAAAGGCGTGATCGTATGAATCAGGCTGAATCGCACATCCGCTCTATCGAGCATGAGGGCGTGACCTACCGCTTCGCCATGCCCAGTGCCGAGAAGCAGCGAGCTGTGCTGTTCCGGCTGGGTAAGTACGGTGTTGAACCGATGATTCGCGGCCTGGCGCTGGCAGAGGTTGGGGCCGCATCGTCCTTCGTGGTAGCTGGCGGAATCGTCGGCACCATGTTGTCTCGCATGCCTGAGGACGACTTCAACTTCGTCTGCGACTCCATGCTGGGCAAGCTGTTCAAGGAAGGCAGCGCCGCGCCGCTGACCATGGAAGACTTCTCGGGCCGACTGAAGACCTACTTCACCTTGGTAGTGATGGCGCTCGGGATCGTCTTCGAGGATTTTTCCGGACTCCTGACCCTCTTCCAGAAATCTACCGCTTCAGCCGAGGCGGTGGATACGAGTCAGGAGCCCGCCTAAACCCGGCGGTCGACTGGGAGCTGTGGCGGCCATGTGCTGGGATTCCCGGCCTATGTCCGCCACTCTGTACCTACAAAGACCTCACCGACGGCACCCATTCGCTCGGCTGGGTCAAGCGGGCGAACCTGGTCATGGACGAAATGATCTACGCCCGCCACCTGGCTGAAGCCAATCGACCTAAATAGCCCTGCACTCGCGGGGCTTTTTGTTTCAAGGAGCTGGCCTGTGAAGGTGCTCGAATCATTTCTAATCGCGCTCGGCCTGAAGGTTGATAAAAAGTCCTTCGAGGCTGGCGAGAATGCATTCAGCGGCATAACAAAATCGGCCCTGCAGCTCGGCGCGGTACTGGCAAGCAAACTCGCCATCGACAAGGTGGTGGGCGATTTCAAGAACGCCGGCACCGAACTGAACAATTTCAACAAGCTGACCGGGTTGAGCACGCAAAACGTGCAGATGCTCGGTCAGGCGATCAAGGCTCAGGGCGGCAGCGCACAGGATGCGTTCTCCGACCTGACGAAGCTTCAAGACCTGATGGCCTCGCCAATCACCGGCAATACTGGATGGTTCGGCGATGTCGCCAAGCTCGGTCTTGATCCCGACGCCATCATCGGCGCTAAAGACACCGCCGAAGCGCTGACCAACATCGCCAAGCAGTTCGAAACTATGTCGCCGCTCAATCAGCGCCTGGCGGGTAACGCGCTGGGCCTGAGCGAATCAACTGTGCGCCTGCTGATGAAAGGTAGCGAGGAAGCCCAAAAGCAACTCGACGTGCGCGGAAAGCTTGGGATCATGACTCAGCAGCAGATTGACGATGCAGCCCAATTGACCAAGGCGTCCAG